CGCCCGGGTGCGAGCGGGTGAGGTGGTAGGCCACGCGCCGCCCGAGCCGGTCGAACTCGATGCCGGCGCGGATGACGTGGCCCGAAGGCAGGTCGCGGTCGAGCGTCGTCGGCAGGTGTTCCGGCTCGAGCACCTGCAGCTGCAGGCCCACCGGCAGACCGTCCTCGGGGCGGCGCCAGCGCAGGCGCACCAGCGCCTCGCCGCCTTCGAGCATCGCGCGGCAGGCCAGCGCCTGCAGGCCGTAGAAGTCGGTGAGTCCTGCGGCGTCGGCCTCCTCCACCCAGTCCCACCACAGCGCGTGGATGGCCTCGCGCACGGCCGCATCAGTCACCATGCTCTGCGGCTTGATGCCGGTGCCGATGGCGTTGGCCACGAAGGCCTCGATGCCGGCGGCCGCCCAGGCGTTGCGCCGCGCGAGATCGCGGCTCTTGGCGCGCAGCTCGCCCTGGGTGGAGGCGAGCGCCGCGACCGCCCCGGGGTTGCCGACCTGCCAGGCCACGGCCCTGCGGCCGCCGCCCACGCCGTCATAGGTGGGGCTGGTGCCGAGCAGCCGGCGCTTGAGGGTGTGCAGCCAGCCCATCACGTCCCCTTGGTCGTGTGAAGGCGGATCTGCCGCGGCGCGCCGGGCCACAGCCCCGTGGACACGGCCTGCTCGAAGAGGTCGCGTTTCACGGCGGCGATGGCGGCTTGCAGTTCCTCGACGCTGCGGTACTCGACCGTCTTGTCGCCGAAGCTCACGCGCTTCTCGCCCTTGGCGAGCGCGGCTTGCAGGGCCTCGAGGTCGGCTTGGGTGTAGGCCATCAGCGGTAGACCACGAGGTTGATCTCGGTGGAATCGGCAAACGACGCCGCGGTGGTTGCGCAGGCCACATCGACGTGCGTCGGCGCCTTCTCGTCGGCGGTCGCACGTACGATCAGCAGCCGCTGCGTGCCGCTGTTGGTGCTGCTGCGGGCCACGCCCACCCAGCAGTAGTTCGCGTCCGGCAGCGGGCTGGCGAAGTGCACGCGGTAGCGCCCTGCGGCCAGCCGGGTGACCGAAGCGACGTTGTGCGCAGCACGCACGACGATCTGGTTGCCGACATAGCCGAAACACACCCAGGCCCGCGCCAGCCCGGGGTGGCCGGCATCGATCTTGGTCTTGACCTCCAGACCGATGCGGCTGGCCAAGGCGGCGATGCGCGCAGCCAGACTCATCAGAGCAGCGCCCCTTCGAAGATCGCGACGAAGTCGGTGTCGGTGTCGCCCACATCGGCCGCGGCCACGGCACCGATGTTGCTGCGCGCCTGGGCCTGCTCGGTAGCCGTCAGGGTCTGCGCGGCGTCGAAGCGCACGCGGTGGTTCACCGCAGTGAGCAAGGCGTCCAGGCCGCTGGTGCCGTCCTGCAGCAGCTGCTGGATCTCCAGCAGCGTGTCGTAGGCGGCATCGGCCCCGCCCAGGATCTCGGCCTTGAGGGTGTCGAGCAGCGTGACGATCTTGTGCGAGGAGTAGGTGCTGGTGGTGCCGACCTGGGTGTCGTCGATCGCCCCCGAGGCCTGCACCGCGGCCTTCAGTTCGTTGATGGCCGCCACCAGACTGGACTTGTCGGTGGTGGTGAGGTTGGCGAGATTGCCGGCCTTGGCGCGGACGTCGTTGAACTCCTGCGCGACGCGCAGGACGAGGCTTTCGATGCGGGTGGCCAGGGACATGGGTTCTCCTTCGGGGTTCGGGACGGCCGGCGTGGATCAGCGCAGCCAGGGGCTGCGGATGACACGCCGGCCGGGGTGGCGGTTCGTAGAAGTAGCGAGGCCACCGCTGGGGGTGGCCTCGGAAGGTCGTTCGATTAGCGACTCGGGCTCGCCGGGCGGCGGCAGCCCCAGTTGCCGCTCCAGTTCGCGCCAATGGCGCTCCTCGAAACGGTCCAGCCCCGCGGCACTGGCCGCGGCGCGGGCGTAGACGTAGCAGTCCAGCGCCTCGTTGCGCTCGCGCATCTTCTGCCATTCGCGCACCGCAAAGCCGTGGCGGTCGCGCCGGGTGACGAGCTGCTCGGCGCACAGTTGCTGCAGAAACTCGGCGTCGATCTTCGGCAGGTGCACGTAGCCGGCGGGGTACGTCACCGTCACGCCGTCCTCGGCCACCTCGGGGGCCAGGCGCAGGTGGTCGTACAGCTCGCGCTTGGCCAGCCCCACCGCCACCGCGAACACCTTGACGCCTCGGCGCAGCTTGCGGCCCGCCAGGGTCACGTCGACCGCGGTGGGGGTGCCGATCAGCGCCGCGCCCCCCATCGCTCCACTTCGCACGCCCTTGACCGCCATCACCCGGCTGTCGCGCACCCGGCGCACGAAGGCGTAGGTCTCCTGCGTCGCAAAGCCGGTGTCCAGCGCCAGGCGGGTGAGTGGAAGCTGCGCCCCTGTCGCATGGGTCCAGGTCTGCCCGAGCAGCTCGGCCAGGCGCTGCCAGACCGCTTCGCGCGCCGTGTCCCCCATCAGCACCCGGTGCTCGACGAGCCAACACTCTTTGCCGCGCCCGAAGGCCCACACCGACACCTCGATGCGGTCCTTCTGCACGTCGGCGCCGGCGGTGAGCAAGAGCCCGCCGGCGGGGACGGTGCCGATCGGGTAGTCCTCGCGCCGCTCCAGCAGGCGCTGCCAGTCCGGCGCCTCGCCCTCCTCGACCCAGGTCTCGCCCAGCTCGTGGTTCTTGAAGGTCTTGATCATCGCCACCGACCGGCCTTCGGCGCGGGTGGCCTTCTCCCAGGACTCGGCGATCTCGCGCCAGCGCCGCCAGGGGCTGTAGAGCGAGGACAGGTGGAAGCCCGCGGTGCGGCTGTCGGCCTGCGCCTGCCACTGGCCGAGTTCGAGCATGCGCGGCTTGTGATGCTCGGCGATGGGCTCCTCGCAGGCCTCGCACACGTAGACTGCCGTCTCGGGCCGTCCCTTCTCCCAACGCAGCTGCTCGAAGCGCAGCCACTGGCGGTGCGCGCAGTGCGGGCAGGGCACGAAGTAGCGGCGCTGATCGGACGCCTCGTACTCGCGCTCGATGATCGAGGCCCCGGCGATGGTGGGGGTGGAGACCAGCAGGATCTTGCGCCGGGCAAAGGTCCGGGTGCGGGCCTCGGCCAGGTGAATGGCATCGCCCTCGCCATCCACGTCCAGCGGGTAGGCGTCCACCTCGTCCAGGAACAAGTAGCGCACCGGCATCGAGCGCAGGCCCACGGCGGAGTTGGCCCCGGTCATCACCAGCACCCCGCCGCGGAACTCCTTCATCAGCACGGTGTTGCCCGAGTCGCGGCTTCGCGCCGGCGCGATGATCTCGCGCAGCACCGGGGACTCCTCGACCAAGGGGTCGATGCGGTGCTTGGAGTTGCGCTGCGCCATCTCGGTGGTGGGCCAGACGATCATCATCGGCCCCGGCGCATGGTGGATGGCGTAGCCGACCCAGTTCAGGCCCAGTTCCGTGCCGCCCACCTGGGCGCCCTTCATGAACACCACCCGCTCGATCGGCGAGGTGGGCGAGAGGCAATCCATGATCTCGCGTAAGTACGGCGTGCGCGCGGTGCGCCAGCGCCCCGGCTCGGCCGACTCCTTGGTCGAGAGCATCCGGTAGCGATCCGCCCACGCGGAGACGGTCAGCAGCGGATCGGGCGTGAGCCCTTCGCGCCAGGCGCGCTCAATCTCGGCCGCGCCCTCGTAGTCGTGGATCATGCGTCGATCCTCGGGGCGATCTCGCCGAGTTCGGCCAGGTGCTCGCGCACCGCGGCGTCCAGCGCCACGTGCAGCGCGTGCTCGTCGAGGCCGAGGCGGGCGGCCAGCATGGGCGCGGCGCGGGCCGGCCAGTTCAGCCAGGCATCGCGCTCGGCGCGCGCGAGCTTGAAGACGTGGGCGATCGCCCGCGCCCGGTCGATCAATTCGTCCTTCTTCTCGGCCAGCTCCACCTGCCGGATCTTGGCCTTGAGCACCTCGTTGACGGTGCGCGCCTGCAGCAAGGTGACCCCACCCGTGCCCAGCCCGCTGCCCAAGGTGGGCGGCAGGCTCGCGGCGCCCTCCTCGGGCGCGCGGGTGCGGGGCGAGGCCTTCGGGGTGCCGGTGCTGCGCGGCTGGACGGTGTTCCTCGCCCACTGCGCATCGGCCTGCTCGGGGTCGAGGGTGCCGTCGGGCAGCGTCGTGATGCGCCCGGCGTCGATCGCCTTCTTGACCGCCACGTGCGAGACGCCCCGGTGACGCGCGTAGGCGCGGATCGAAAGGCCCATGGGGATTTCAGCTTTATGGCCAAGGACGCTTGGCTTCTTCCTGGAACAGCGCGTTCATCACGTCACGCCAACCAACCCCGAAAGGAAAACGCCATGAGCCAGATCGACACCATCCTCACCCTCATCGCCCAGAAGCATCTCGGCATCGAAACCCTGCAAACCCGCAACGCCGACAGCCTCGACTTCCACGACACGGCGGTGTGGTGCCTCAAGGACGCGTTGGAAGCCGCCTTCAAGGCGGGCGTCGTATTTGGCGCATCGAGCCCGAAGGCCTCGGAAGCGGAAATCGCTAAGGACTGATCGGAAACCGACGAAGCCAAGCAGAAAGCGCTTGGCTTCAGTCCCAGACAGCGCGTTCATCACGTCACGCCAACCGACGCTCGAAAGGACGAACGATGAACACCGCCGCCCCCGACCTTCTCGCCACCCAGCTCGCCGAGGCCGCCCTGACCGTGCTGGTCCGCACTTGTCGCCAGGAGGTGGCCGCCGCCAGCCGCGACGACCTGGAGGCCGCCTGTGCCGCGATGCGTGCCCAGGCCCGCCCCGTGCTCGACCGCCTGCTGGACGACGCCCGCGCCGCGCCCTGGGTGGCCGAGGCCGCCTTCCACGCCGCCGCGCTCGAACTCGCGCAGGCCGGGATCGCCGTGTTGCGCCCGCGCTGAATCGGGCAAGCCAAGCCCAAAAGCGCTTGGCTTCATCGCCGAACAGCGCGTTCATCACCTCACCCGATCCACCTCTTTGAAGGAGCAGACCATGAGCACCACCCCCCTGACCCCGGCCCAGCACGCGATCCTGGCCCACGCCCTCGAACACACCGGCGGCAGGATCGAATGGTTCCCCGATCACATCAAAGGCGGCGCGCGCCAGAAGGTGCTGGCAGGCCTCGCCAACCGCGCCCTGATCGCCCGCCAGGGCGACGGCTGGGTCGTCGCCGACGCAGGCTACGACGCCTTGGGCGTGCCGCGCCCGGGCGCCCGGGCCGCAAATCGCAAGTCCTTCGTCGCCAAGCTGGATGCGGTGATCGCCCAGGCCGAGCAGGCGCAGACGGCGCGCGACGAATCCGACCTGGAGGCGGCGGTGACCGCCGCCGAAGCGACCTGGGCGCAACGGCGCTCGACCGCGAAGCCTCGCACCCGGACCCACAGCAAGCAGGCCGAGGTGATCCGCATGCTGCAGCGCCCCGAGGGGGCGACGCTCCGCCAGATCGTCGAGGCCACGGGGTGGCTTTCACATACCGTCCGAGGGACTCTGGCCGGTGCCTTGAAGAAGCGACTCGGCTTGAACATCGTCAGCGAAAAAGTCGGGGACACGGATCGCGTCTACCGCATCCTGCCCTGACGCTGGCGGCAAATCATCGAACGCCACGCCATCCGTCTCGCGGGTGGCTTGCCGGCCCGTCCAGTCCTGCCAGCGCCGCACGATCACGTCCACGTACTTCGGATCGAGCTCGATCAGCCGCGCCACGCGCCCCGACTTCTCGGCGGCGATCAGCGTGGTGCCCGAGCCGCCGAAGGAATCGAGCACCACGTCGCCCGGGCGGCTCGAATTTCGGATCGCGCGCTCGACCAGCCCGACCGGCTTCATGGTCGGGTGCAGGTCGTTCTTCTGCGGCTTGTCGAAGTGCCACACGTCGCCCTGGTCGCGGTCGCCGCACCAGTGGCGGTTCGCCCCCTGCGGCCAGCCGTAGAGGATCGGCTCGTACTGACGCTGGTAGTCCGCGCGGCCGAGGGTGAAGGTGTTCTTGGCCCAGATGATGAAGGTGGACCAGTGGCCCCCGGCGGCGCGGAAGGCCGCCTGCAGGGTGTCGAGCTCGCTGGAGGACATCGCGACGTAGATCGCGCCCTGGGTGTGGGCGATCAAGAGCGTCAGCGCATCCCGCAGGAAGTCGCGAAACCCGTCGCCCAGCGCGTCGTTCAGGATCGGGCGATGCTTGCCGCGCAGCCTGTCCTTCGCGCTGCTCCCGTAGTTGACGTTGTAGGGCGGGTCGGTGAAGACCATGTCCGCCCGCTCACCGTCCGGGAACAGGCGCACGTAGGCCTCGGCCGTGGTCGCGTCCCCGCACACCAGCCGATGCGGCCCCAGTAGCCACACGTCCCCGGGGCGGGACACGGGTTTCTCGGGTGTCTCGGGCACCGCATCATCGTCGGTCTGGCCGATGTGCTCGGGTTCGTCCCCCGCCAGCAGATCGGCCAGCGCGTCGGCGTCGAACCCGGTCAGGTCAAGATCGAAGCCCTCGGCCTGCAGGTCTTGCAGTTCCAGGCGCAAGCGTTCCTCATCCCAGGTCGCGAGTTCCGCGAGCCGATTGTCGGCAAGCACCAAGGCGCGGCGCTGGGTGGGCGTCAGATGATCGAGCACCACTACCGGCACCGTGGCCAGCCCCAACCTCTGTGCGGCGGCAAGTCGCCCGTGCCCGGCGACGATCACGCCATCGGCCCCGGCCAAGATCGGGTTGGTGAAGCCGAACTCGGCGATGCTGGCGGCGATGCTCGCGATCTGGGCGTCCGAGTGCGTGCGGGCGTTGCGCGCGTAGGGCACGAGCTTGGTCGTCGGCCAGTGCTCGATTCTCTCGGCGAGCCACGAGGCGGTCATGCCGGCACCTCCGCCTCGCGCTCGGCCGCCACCTCGTCGAAGGGCTGGCCGCTGCCCTCCAGCACCGGCACGCGGTCCGGGTGGTGCTGCAGCCAGCGGCGCAACGCGACGTCGACGTACTCGGGGGCGAGCTCGATGGCGCGCACCCGGCGACCCGTGAGTTCTCCGGCGAGGATCGTGGTGCCCGAGCCTGCGAACGGCTCCAGGACGATCTCGCCCGCCTCCGTGTAGGCCTCGATGAAGAACCGGGGCAACCCCACCGGGAACACCGCCGGATGGTCGATACCCTCACCGATGCGGCCGCGCTGGCGTGTCACCGCGACGACCGAGTCCGGGATGCGGAAGTCCTGCGTCGGCTGTCCGGCGTGGCACCAGGCGCCGACCTTGCCGTCCTTGCCGCGCATCGCGGTGGACGAGCCGTCGGCGCGTAGGTGGGTTTCCTGCCCGGCCCACTTGCAAGGCACGATCTTGTTGGGCTTGCGCGAGCGGCGGTTGAAGTGGAAGACGAACTCATGGCGCGGAGCGAGCCGCCCGGCCCAGTCGCCGGGCACGGTCACCGCCTGGTCC